GCCGCCACCCAGCGCCACCGCTGCCGGGAAGGTGCCCTCCGCCATGCGCTTATAGATCGTGCTCCGGCTGAGCCCAACCCGCTGCTCCACCTCGCCGATTCGCAGCAGGATCTCGTCACCTGCGACGAGAGAGACGGCGGCACCCAGGCGCTCCACCGGGAAGCTGCTCCCGTCAGGCATTGGCAGCCCCTCCCCTATCCTTCGTCGCTAGCAGCGCGGCCCGCGCTGCCAGACCAGCCTCGGTGGCAGACCAGCCCTCTGGCGTCTCCACCGCCAGGCGCAGCGCCCGCAGCCGGCGGAGATCCATCAGCAGCGGCCGGAAGTCGCTGGTTCGGTCAGCACGCAGGCGCGGCGCGCCGCTCTCGGGCAGCCAGAGGAGCGTCCGTCGGTCCCCGCGGCTCAGCGCCTTGATCAGCCGGGTCGCGTCCTCTGCGTCTCCGACCGGGTTCATCAGGACGTAGGTAGTCACCCTGCGTACTCCCAGCGCGGCCAGTATGCGATCGCTGAGGGGGCGCCGCGCTGCCAGGGTGTCCGAGACGAAACTTGGCGCCAGGCCCGCGCCCCTGGCCCACGCGTCCTGGGATCCGGCCTCCGCAATGGCGGCGCGTAGCAGCCCATAGAGGTCGGCCTCGCGCAGAGTGGCGCTGCTCATCTGCGGCGTGGCGGACATCGCGTTGCAGGGGCTGATGGCATTCACTGGCCAGTCTCCTTCAGTGCACTTGCGGTGGCGGCGTCCAGCGCCGCGACGTAGCCGTAGCCTCGGGCCGAGAGGTACGCCGCGGAGGCGCCCCCTTCCCGCCCCTCGACCCACCAGTGCCCGCCGCCGTCGGCGAAGAGCGTGTCGGCAATCCAGCGCGCGACCACCTCGCGGCCGTCCGGCGCGCGGAGCTTGTGCGCGAAGGCCGCCTGGTGCTCGGGCGGCACCTGGCCGTCCCAGACCACCGCCACCCGGACCTGCTCGCGCTGCAGGCCGGCGCGGCGCTGCACGCTGACGGGCGCGCGAATCCCCTTCATCCCGTCAGGCATCGGCGGCCCCCGGCGGCCTGACGTGGCGCTGGTAGACGGTGGCGCGAGCAGCCTCGGCGCGCTTCCAATGCGACTGGTCATCGAGCTGTCGCAGGGCATCCATGGAGCGGAGCGCCCGGTCGATCGTCCGGAGGACGGAGGCGGCATCGGTGCAGCGCTCGAACGCCGCCACGATCTCGTCCGTCCGGATCTCCGCGTTGCTGCGCACGCGCGGCGCCTCGGTGGTCTCGCTCATGCCGCGTCCCTCAGCAGCCAGTGCAGGATGGGCTGCAGCTCCATGAAGACGGTCGCCGCAAGGAAGGGCATGGTTAGGATGGCCGCGATGGTGCTGGCGCAGTCCACAGCCGCCCTAGAACGGGATGTCGGCATCGGCAGCCTCCGAGCGGGTGGTGACGACGCGCGGCGCCTGGCTGCAGCTCTCGGACCGGAGCACGAAAAACTGCAGCTCGGGGTTCGCGATGGCGAGGCGCTCCGCCTCGCGCTGGGCGTGCTCCGGTGTCTCGTGCCGGTAGCTCGGCGGCTTCATGCCGGTCGGGCACCAGACCACCCAGAAGGTGCGGAACGGCCGCCGGGACGCGACCCTGTGCCCCAGCAGGTCACGCATCGGAGCCGCCCTCCTCCAAGGTGGCGGGCGTGACTTCGGCAGCCCGCAGCTGCGCCGGATGCGGGATGCGAAGCGCCTCAGCGTCGAACAGCGCGGGGATCGCCGCGGCCTGGTCCTCCGCATCGAGGTAGGCCTTCGCGTCCTTCCAGTACCGGGGCGAGAGTTCCACCCCGAGTCCTTGGCGCCCGGCCTGCACCGCCCGCAGCGGCACCGTCCCGATGCCAGCGAAGGGGTCGAAGACCGTCTCCCCCGACATGGAGAACTGGTTGATGACCCGGTCCACGATGTCGAACTGGAGCGGGCAGAGGTGCACCTCGCGCCCGGCCGCGACCTGCTCCCCGTTCAAGGTCCGCATGCGCGCGACGTCGGTCCAGACGTCCTCGTGCTCCGAGTGCGGCGGAAAGAGCATGAAGGTCGCCGGCAGGCGCTCCATCTCGTCCAGGCGCTCGCAGAGGTCGAGGTGCTCACGGAAATCATAGACCCGATCGCTGGTCTCGCGGGCCTTCCACCACTTGTAGAGCTGCTCGTGCGGCATGGCCCGCAACTCGTCGCTCGAAAGGAGCCGATCCCCCGAGGACTTGGCATATCCATGGGCATCCAGCTGCCATGCGGCCCTGCTGTAGCCCGTGCCCGGGACCGGGTGGCGCCAGTTCGTCTTCTTGTCGAAGGGACGCACCACGCCATCGGCGTCGGTGCAGTGCGGCTTCTCCTTCACCACCGGCACATCGGCATAGCCCGTGGTCGGGTCCGATGGCGCCTTGCGGAACAGGAGGAGGTATTCGGGCACCCCGCAGCCCATGCGGGAGCCGTCCTTGCACTGCTCGGACCAGCCCAGCCGATAGGTCTGGTTGTTCTCCCGGACCACGTCAGTGGTGATGGTCTTCATGCCCAGGAAGGCGAAGCCATGCCGCTGGTAGTGGAAGATCGCCTCGGCATGGAAGGGGTTAAGGGTCTGGAAGCCGAGCCCCGTCATGCCGCCCGGAACGATCCGGTCCTTCACATGGACCGCCATCACCCGGCCGGGCCGCAGGATCCGCAGCAGTTGGACCGAGAGGAAGTCCATCTGCGCCCAGAAATGGGCGTTGTCGTCGGTGTGGCCGAAGTCGTTGAAGGTCGGCGTGTATTCGTACTGCGTGGCGAAGGGGATGCTGGTGAGGATCAGGTCGACGCTGTCGGCCTCCATCTCGGCCGTCTCGAGCACGCTGTCGTTGTTCACCAGCCGCCAGGTCTCGCCCCGCGCCTCCTGCCGCTCCACGCCCATGGCGCGGCGCAGGCTCTCGCGCTGGATGTTCGCCGCCAGGCCATACTCGCGGACGATCTCCACCATCCGGCGCACCTGCTCGACATGCCTGGCCCACTTGGCCTCCAGGGTGCGGCGAGTCTCCCTCTCTGCCTCCGTGTAGATGAGGTCGATCCGGACCGGCCGGGTCTGCCCGAACCGGACGATGCGGTGATAGGCCTGGATGAAGTCGTGGAACTTGAACCCGATCCCCAGGAAGATCGCCCAGGCGCAGTGCCGCTGGAAGTTGCAGCCCGTGCCGGCGATGGAGGGCTTCGCCGCCAGCTCGGCGATCTGCCCATCCGAAAAGGCGATCACGGACGCCTCGCGCTCGTCCAGGTCCTGGGAACCATAGATGGAGGTTGCGGCCGGGGCGGCAGCCTCGATGGCGCGCCGCTCGTCCTCCAGGTCGTGCCAGAGGATGCGGTGGGCGTCCCAGTCCAGCGCCCTCAGCTCCATCATCTTCTCGATCCGGGCCGGCAGGCTGGAGCGTTTCTCGGCCGCGGCCTCCGACACGCCGATGGAGGCCTCCCGGAACATGCGGAGTTGCCCGCTCCGGTCCAGGCCGGCTTCGTCGTGGTTGGACGGCACCTCGTGCCAGTGCACCTCTACCGGCGGTAGCTCGTACCCCTCGTTCTCGTAGCCAAGGTCGGCCGGGCAGGTGATGAAGACGGCCCAGCTGGACACCCACTCCCAGAACTCCCGCTCCTTGTGCGGGTGCAGGGTCAGCTTGTCGGCATTGGTGCTGTCCCGCTTGAAGAAGCGGGTCTTGGCCTCGCTCACCTCCATGACGCCCAGGAACGCGGCATAGGCCAGCAGCTCGATATACTCGTTCGGGCTGGGCGTCGCGGTGGCGACGATCCGGTACTTGGTCCCGGCGAACTGCGCCATCAGCTCGCGGAAGGTCTTGCTGCCACCGAAGCCGCGGAGCACCGCGGCCTCGTCCAGGCTCACCACCGAGAACAGGCCCGGATCCAGCTTGCCCTCGCGGACGCTCTCATAGTTCGTCAGATAGATGCCCGGACCGCCCACCTCCGCGGTGCTGCGGACAAAGCGCACCTCAATGCCGAGCATGCGGGCGTCGCGCATGATCTCCTGCCGGGTGCCGAGCGGGAGGGCGATGAGGCCTCGGGCGTCCCCGCCCTCCTCCTCCAGCAGCAGGCGCACGGCCTCAAGCTGCATGACGCTCTTGCCCAGGCCGAAGGAGGCGAAGATCGCGGCGCGGCCCTTCCGGACCACCCAGCGCGAGATGTCGCGCTGGTGCGGCTTCAGGATGGGGTTCAGCCGATCGGCTGAGACCTCGATGCCGTGGTCCTCCACCTGGCAGACCTTCGCCTCGAGGAAGGCGCGGTACGCGGTGGTGGTGAGGGCCTCGGCCCGGACGGACTGCGCCGGCGAGACGATGGGGAGGATGGTGCTGCTGTGCATTGTCAGACCCGCATCGGCATGAGAACGGCGAGGCCAGCCGGGAACTCGGCCAGCATGGGCGCGGCGTGGTCCTGGATGAGAAAGGTCAGGCCACTCGGGACGGCACGAGCCAGGGTGCCGAGGTAGCGAAGCTGGAACCCCGCCGTGACCGGCCGCGAGTCCTCGCTCCAGGCCGCGACATCGGCCGGCATGGACAGCTCGGCCTCGCCCGCGTCGGGGCTGCAGGCGACGATCCAGACCGTGGTGTCGCGGCCGCGCTTCTCGATCCGAACGGGCCGGCTGCGCTCGGTCGAGATGGCCGCGGTCAGTTCCAGGCGCCGAGCGAAGCCAACGGGATCCGGCACCTTCAGGCGGGAGACAGCCTGGTCGGCGCGCGGCACGACCCGCTTCCAGTCCGGGAAGGTGCCATCGATCACCTTGGAGGTGATGGTCCAGCTCGCGCCGGCGAAGCGCACCCGAGTGTCAGAGACCTCGACGCGGATGCAGCCTGTCACGCGCTGGTTCAGAAGGCCCCGCACCATCGATACGGTGCCTCGCGGTACGATGACACTGGGCATGCCGGCTGCTGCGGCCGGAAGCGCCTCCTGGGCCAGCACCAGGCGGTGGCCATCCGTCGCGACGGCGCCGAGCTGCGGCTCAGCGTCGGCCGAGACGTGGAGGAACAGCCCGTTGAGGTAGTAGCGGGTCTCCTCCGTGCTGATGGCCTGCGCCGGCAGGGTGAGCAGGCGCCGGAGAGAGGCCACCGGCATCTCGAAGGAGACCACCGGCTTGATCTCCATCGCGGCGGGGAAGTCCTCCACCGGCATGGCCATCGAGCGAATGGTAAGACCGGGTGCCTTCATGACGAGGCGCCCGAGCTTCCGGTCCCCCTCCAGATGCACCTCGGCATCGGCCGGGAGGCGTGACAGCAGCTCCACCAGCACCGCGGCCGCGACGGTGACGCTCGGCAGGCTCCCATGCGCCGGCGCGGTGGCGGCTGCATGGACCTCCATGTCGGTGGCCTGCACGGTCAGGACGCCATCCGTGGCCTCCAGCAGGAGGTGGGTCAGGATCGGGATCGTGGCCCGGCGCATGGACGCGCCCTGCGCCAGGCGCGCCGCGCTCAGCAGGTGCCCGGCCAGAACCAGCGCACCTGTCGCCGGCGCGGCGCTGGTCGCCTGCGCCTCGCCTTTCTCGGCGTAGGTCATCCCATCAGGCATGCGCCTGCACTCCCTCGGTCTCGGGTTGAATTCGGCAGTGAGTGAAGGGGGCCGGCTCGACATGGCCGGGGTTGCAGCAGCGCCGCCAGCCGCAGACGGTAGCGATACCGTCGCCGCCGATGACGCCGGTCCAGGTCCAGCAGGGCGTGCCCAGGCGTTGATGCGGCGCGTCGCACACCAGGATTCGGCGGCGCAGGTCCGCGGGCAGTGTGTCCGGATTCAGCCCATCCATCACGCCGCCTCCATCACAGCGGCCACGACGTCACGGGCCATGGGCGGCGGAACGGCATTGCCGAGCATCTGGATTGCGGAGCGGATCTGGAGCGGGAGGCGGTAACCGGCCGGGAAGGCCATCGCCGCCCTGGTCTCGTCCACCGTGAGCATCCGCATCCGGTCGCCGTCCACGACGGCCCATCGCGCGAGGCAGGTGATGGTGCCGAGTGGGCGGTCCAGGCTGCGGCCAGTCAGGCCGGAACCTGAGCCGTAGTAGGGCATGACGAACCGCTGCCCGTACCTGGACCGGGCGGTGGCGACCCGCGCAAGGGTGGCACGCGAGCGGCGGGGCTTCTCGACTGGCGACCAGCGGCCGGCCCGGAAATCGATGATGTCCGAGGCCGGAATATGAGGCCGAGCCTGGAGCTTCAGGCTCAGCGCCGCCCGGCTCCGGGTGCCAACGATGACCAGCCGGCGCCGGTGCTGCGGCACGCCATGATCCGCAGCATCGAGCGTATGCGGCGCCAGGGTGTACCCGAGCGCGGCGAGCGCCGCGGCCCATGCCGGATATAGCGCCCAGCCCAGGAACTCCGGTACGTTCTCGACCACGAGAATGGCCGGGCGGTGGAACTCCGCAGCGGAAACCACAGCCCAGGCAGTGCTGCGCGATGCGTCGTGCTGGGGGCGGTTCTTGCCCCGGGCGCGCGTGTGCCCCTGGCAGCAGGGCGAGGCCAGCATCAGGTCGTGGCGCGGGACGCGGGTCCAGTCAGCTTGGTGCAGGTCCTGGCAGATGTGCTGCGTGCCAGGGTGATTCGCCGCATGGATCTCCACGGCCGCCGGCCAATGGTTCGCTGCCCAGACGACGCGCGCGCCAGCCTGCGTCGCTCCCTCGGTGAAGCCGCCGGCGCCGGCGAAGAGGTCGATGGCGTCCATCAGGCCGCCCTCCCCTCGGTGGCGGGCCGGCGGGGCTCGTAGCGTTCCAGGCTCCAGATCGAGCCGCGACGCTCGCGGAAGCGACACGGCCGGCCGTTCACCGCGGCGACGATGCTGAACCGCACCGTATCCATGGCGCCGTAGGCGCGCAGCCAGTCCTCGGCGCTGCCAAAGGAGACGGCGCTCTTGTCGTGGCCGTCGATGATCTCGCCGCGCAGTGTGGGGCTGTAGGTCTTCGGCATCAGGGCGCTGCCAGGGACTTGGAGACGGCCAGCACCCACGCACGGCCCTTCGGCGTCGGGTCCACCAGCACCACCCTGCGATCCTTCGGATCGATGCGGCGGTGGGCGAGGTTCAGGTCGCGGAGCCGGTCCAGCACCCGACTCAGCGCCGGCTTCGACACCTTCAGCGCGGCGTGCAGGGTCGCCACGGTGTGCTCGCCGGGCCGCTCGACCACGAGCGAGAGAACGGCGCCCTGGCGCACGCTCAGTTCCGTCTTGAGCTGGAAGATCTGCTCGAACACCTGGGCAACGGACCGGGCCGCGGCGCGCTCCTCGGATGCGGCGGTCCTGGTGATGTAGGCGGGGCGTGGCTTCGCCTCAGCGAATGCCTGGGGGTTCGGCGCGCCCATGGATCAGGCCCCCGTTACGACGAAGGGCGCGTTGCCGCTGATCTCGTTGGCGCGCTGGCAGGCAGCCTCCACCAGCTCCGCGACGAAGGAGCCGCGCCGCCGCAGGGCCTCGGCGCTGCAGGAGCCCTCGGCATCGGTGAGGTCGATGATGTCCAGCGCCATGCGCCGGATCGCAGCCTCGCGCAGGATCGTGCGACGCGGGCGGGCCCATGCGTAGGCGCGCTTCAGTGCCTCAGACCAGCAGGGGGCGACAATGAAATGGTGACCGCCGTTGCCTGTCATCCCCTCCGGGTAGAGCAGAACGTGAACTTCATTCCGGTTGCGTGGGGAGGCCCAGATGCTGGCGGAGACATCCGCCTTCGCACCAAGCATGTCACGCAGCACGTCGAGGTGCCCCCAGACCGCCGAAACCGACATCTCGTCGCTAGGCGCCGAGAGGGTGGCGCTTGCAGGCGAAGCAGGCTCGATAACGCCGATATCCGGCATGGCTCCCTCCAGATCTGGAGGGGCGGTCCCTCCGTGCGGTGTGGAGCAAATGTGCAGGAACGCAAACGGGCGCACAAGTGCAAAAACGCACATCCCGCATTTTTCATGGCACGGATGCACACGCGACGCTAACGATGTTCTCGAATCGTTCTCGCCGTACGGAGTCGCAATGCCGGCCTATCTACTCGAACCAGACCTGGAAAAGCTTTGGCACGCTGACTGGACCGCCACCGAACATCAGATCGAGTGTGTGGTGATCGCTGAGGATGAGAGCCGCGCACGGCAGTATGCAGCCGACCGGTTCCGCGCAGACCCGGTAAAGGCAGGCCTGTCCGATCCTTGGACGCAGGTGGACCTGGTTAGTGTCCGGCGCCTGGATAGTGAGAAGGACAGGGCGCCCGACTTCCCCGTGGGGACCGTAATCCCATTCATGGGGATCAAGATGAGCGCAGCGTGACTGCGCCCATGGCAGGATCAGGCGCGGCGGTGGCGCCGCCGCTTGTCATGCACCTTCACCGGCGCGGCCCATTCGATCTGCGCGTCCAGGATCGGAGGTGCGTTGTAGCTGGTCAGAGTGAACAGGTGCTCATGCGACCCCGGCATCACCATTTTAATGTAGGTGGGGCCGTCCATCACGCGCACCACGCATTCATTGTAGAGGCACTCGCTTCGATCAAACCCTGCGGCACGGGTGTAGATCAGTGCGTCCCCGTCCCAGTAGGCAGGGAACATACTCATGCCGCGGACGATAGCAGCCACCGCACCTTCTTCGAGTCCTGGCGGGCCGTCGATCTCGTCCAGGGGTTGGTCACCATCCTCGGGAATTGGAAACACTTGCTCTCCGGCTCCCACATAGCCAACCACCGGGATCTTCCTGCCGGCCGGGGCAGCAGGCACCGGAACGCGGATGCCCGTGGCCTCCTGGAGCCGCGCCAAGGTCCTGGCGGATAACGTGTGGCTGATGTCGTCGTTGTTCATGAAGCGGGTGAGAGTCGAGGCCGCCAGCCCAGCCTTTCTTGCTAGACCGGTGGGGTCCAGACCCGTCTCGCGCATCATGCGCTCGACCAGCTCCCTCGCCGCCTTCTTCGTCGTGTCCATGTGAGCAAACTTGCACAAGGCCGCGTGATCGTCTGTTTGCAAGAACGCACTTGACCCGTGTGCAATTCCGCACATATGGTCCGTGTTCATGGCCGACCTACTCACCCCCTCGGATATCGAACAGCTCGCCCGCGAGGCGGGTAAGTCGATGGCGGATGTCTGCCGAGAGGCCGGCATCGCCCAGTCGACCTTCTCTCGCTGGAAGGCGAGGCAGACGGAGCCCACGCTCGGCGTCTATCGCCGCCTCTGCGACGCGGTCCAGCCCAAGGCCGAGCAGGTTGAGGCGTGCGTCTGATGATGGCGTCTGACGACACCCTTTCCATCCTGAAGGCTCTGGGCGCTTCGGTCCCTTACCCGGGCTGGCTCCTGGGCGTGCTCGTTGGCGCGGTGCCATGGGCCATCGCTGCCACCGCCTGGCGGGTGCTGACCTAGATGGGGGCCTCGGAGGCGCGCCGCCCAGATCGCTGGCCCGACGCCATGGAGCTTTGGCTCCCGCGCGGGCCAGCCGAGCCCGGCACCGCTGCCATGCCGCCCCTGTCCTGCATCTGCCGCGGCGCGGTGGCTCCCGTTTCGATCTCGTTCCATGCGGCCGATGTGCCGCAGGTCCCCTCCCCCGTCATCTGGAGCCCGTCCAACCGTGACCAAGGCTGATCCCAACGCCGGGCTGAAGTCGATCTTCGCCCATCTCCTCCACCGCGTTGGCGGGCTGGATGCGGCCGCGACCTGCACCCGCGTGAAGCGGGCCCAGCTCGGCAACTACGGCAATCTCAACGTCGCCGACATCTTCGCGCCCGTCGATGTCGTGGTGACGCTGGAGGACCTGGTCGGGGAGCCGCTTCTCACCCAGGAGATGGCGCGGCGGGCCGGCTACGCGATGGTGCCGGTCGAGCCGGTCGCGGAGGGCGAACTGGCGGCCCTGCTTGCCAAAGTCGGAGCCGAGAGCGGCGCCGTCTTCGCCGCCTATGGCGACGCGCTGGCGGATGGGCGGGTGGATGCGCCGGAGCGGGCCCGCATTGCCCGCGAGCTGCAGGACCTCATCCGCGCCGCGCACGCCGCCCTCGGCATCTTGGCGCCCGGGCCGACGCCGGTGCCCGAGAACCGGAACGCCGCATAAGCGTCGGAACAGGGGAAGCGGCATGGCTGTGACGGTTCCGGATGTGGTGCGTGCTCTCATTGCAGCGGCGCCCGAAGACGTGCCCGCCAAGCGCTGGCTCGCCGAGCTGCTGCCGGGCCTCGATCTGGCCGACGAGATCCGCACGGCAGCCCCCGACGCGCCCGCGGAGGATTTTGCGCCATTTGCAAGCCTGGAGGAGCGGCACGAAGCGCGAGGCATGCTTCGCGCGAACAAGGGCGGTCGCGAGATCGCGGACTGGTTCGGCTTGGACATCGGCCCGGTCGCCGAGTGGGCGGCCCGCGAGCGCGGAGGCGCGGAATGAACGATTCCACGATGCGGTCGCACCGAGTGTTTGCCGGCTGCCAGATGGCTGCGCGCGCCATAGCAATGGAAGGCGGGCTCGATCCCGACCTCTATGGCCACACGCTGATGGTGCCGGCGGCCAGATCTGTTGCCGCGTTCTATCGGGCCTGCGGGAACCCCGAGCATGCCGCCGTCCTCGAAGAGCTGGCGGACGTCTGGACGGAGCAAGTGACCGCATGAGGCGCCCCATTCTTCACCAGTTGCCGAAGATCGAGCGGGCGCCATGACGCCGCGCATGTCCGCTGCCGAGTACCAGGCGATGAACCAGCAGGTGCGCAGCCCCTCGGCCACGTTCCAGGCCAAGGGCCGCCTGCCGGTAGGCACGATGAACAAAACCGAGGAGGCCTTCGCTGCCCACCTCGAGGCGCAGCGCCACGCAGGCGAGGTGCTCTGGTGGAAGTTCGAGGCGATCAAGCTGCGCCTGGCCGACAACACCTTCCTGACCGTGGACTTCGCCGTCCTCCCCGCCAGCGGCCTCCTCACCATGGTCGATGTGAAGGGCGCTGCCGCGATCTTCACCGAAGACGCCCGGGTGAAGATGAAGGTGGCGGCGGACCGCTTCCCCTTCGCCTTCCAGGTCGTCATCCCGCGCAAGGCCCGGGACGGTGGCGGCTGGGACATTCAGGAGATCGGCCATGGCTGACGAGCAGGATATGCCTGAGCCCGACGTCGGCGGCATCGCGACGGACCGCCTGCGCTCCATCATCGAGCGTGTCGAGCGGCTGGAGGAGGAGCGCAAGGCCCTCTCCGACGACATCAAGGACATCTTCCAGGAAGCCAAGAGCGCCGGCTTCGAGGTGAAGGTGGTCCGCCAGATCATCAGGATCCGCAAGCAGGAGCCCGCCGAGGTGGAGGAGCAGGAAACGCTCCTGGACCTCTACCGCCGGGCCCTTGGAATGTGAGCATGAGCACAGACGCTCCCGAGCCCCTCACCCCTTCGGATTGCGACCTGCGGGGCCTGCCCTTCATGCCGCTGGATGTCGTGCGGCTGGGCGACAGCGACCTGGTGGCGCTTTCCACCGGGGAAGAGTTCAAGGCGGCCGTGCTGCTCTGGGGCAAGGCCTGGTTGCAGGTGCCCGCCGCCAGCCTGCCCGATGATCCGCGCATCCTGGCGCATCTGTCCGGCGCGGGCTCGCGCTGGTCGAAGGTGGCCGCGGTGGCGCTGCGCGGCTGGGTGAAGTGCAGCGATGGCCGCCTCTACCACCCTGTCATCGCGGAGAAGGCGCGCGAGGCGTGGTCCTTCCGGCTTCTCCAGCGGGAGCGCAGCAAGCGTGCCAATGAGAAGCGCTGGGGATCGCGCGGGGATGATGCGCGCGATGCTCGCGGGATGCCCGACGCATCCCCGGAGGCATCCCCGCGAGGTGCCCGCAAGCATCCCCACGGCGATCCCCATGGGGATGCCCGGCGCGATCCCAAGGGACAGGGACAGGGACAAGGAAAAGAAGAAACCCCCTCGCCCCCTTCGGGGGCTCCCTCCCCCGGCGGCTCGACGGCGCTCGGCATGCGGTTGCCGGAGGACTGGCAGCCCCGCGAGGCCGATCGGCAGTTCGCGCACAGCCTCGGCCACGATCCTGACGCGCTAGCAGCCGGCTTCCGGGATTACTGGCGCAGCAAGCCCGGCAAGGACGGCCGCAAGGCCGACTGGTCCGCCACCTGGCGCAACTGGTGCCGCAGCCAGGACCGCTTCGCCCACCCACGCGGTGGCGGCGCGCCGCCCCCGGCCAGCAGGTCGAAGGTGGGCTGGATGAACGACCCAGAGGCATTCGAGAGGATGGCAGCCGAATGAACGCCGTGACCCCGCGCCATGCCGGCGCCGTCTCCCCGACCACCCTGGAGCCCGTCGAGCCGAGGATGAGCCGGGCTCTCGCAGTGGACGTGGCGCGCCTCGCCGACCCGGATCCTGCTGCCCAGGCGCTGCGCAGCTTCTCGCCGCGGTCCATCACGCCGGCGCAGCGCCAGGAGGCCGAGTGGGTCGCCGAGCGCTACCGCAAGATGCTCGATGCTCCGGTCACCCGGGCGCAGCTCGTTGCATGGCTCGGCGCGGTCAATGCGGCCTGCCGCAACCCGCAGGACGAGGCGGACCTCCGGGTCAGGATCAACGCCATCGGCCAGGACTGCGCCCACCTGCCCGGCGCCTGCTTCACGGTGGAGAGCCGCCGCGCCCTCTATGCTGAAACCCGGTTCTTCCCCTCGGCGGGCGACGTGCTGGCGGTGCTGGAACCGATCGCTAAGGACTGGCGGGCGAAGCTGGCCGCGCTGGAGCGCATCGCTAACCCGGGCGGTGGCGCATCCCCTGCCCTACCCCATGAGCCGCAGCAGGAACAGCGCACGCCGGAGGTGGTCGCGCACGTCGCAGCCCAGCTGCAGGCCTTCAAGGCGGACATGGCCGCGAAGCGCAGCGAAGCCCAGGCCGGCTCCGAGGCGAGCCCCGTGACGGCCCGGCGTCTCAACCCCGCGCAGCTCGCGGCCGCACTCCGTCAGCAGATCGCGGAAGGCAAGGATCGATTCGGGCTGCTGGCGGTGCGGCTCCGCTTCCTCGAGGAGAGGCACGGCCTGGCAACAGCAGGGGGAACGCAGTGAGCTACGACAGGAAGGCGCCGGAGCCGCTGGTTGGGGGTGCGGTGCTGGGGCTGACGCTGGCGGCTGGGACCGTGCAGCAGGGCCAAGCCTTCGTGATGACGGACACCATGCGTGACGAACTCTACATCGGCGCGCTGGCGGCGGATGTGGCGGGCCGCTTCACCAGGCCGATGGGGAAGCCTGAGGATATCAGGAAGCCCGATCCCGGGCCTGGATTCGCGGCAGGCTGGAGTAAGCGGCAGCAGGTCGCAGCCACGAAGCTGTCCGGCCTCTGGCGCAGCGCCCTGCCTCTGCGTGGCCTGCCCATGGCCTATGGCGATGCCGGGCGCGCTGGCGGCGCGTGCATGACGCCCGATCAGGTGAAGGCCGCACAGGATGCGTGGGACGGGTACTGCGCCGCCATGGAAGAGGTGAGCCGTCGATGCAGCCACCGGCATGCTGAGGCACTGCGGATGGCGGTCATTTACGAGGATCCATCCACCCTGTCGCGCGCGTACCTCGTTCGCGAGGCGCTGGGGCATCTGGCGGACTGGTGGAACCTACGATGATGCTTGACGGCGCCGCGCCGAAATCGTAGCAAAGCACCGCTGGGAGCATTGCGCCCAGACCACAGCGCCCCGCCGGCCTCCGCCGCGGGGCGCTTCTCGTTTCAGCTTCACCTATTGACGTAGGAGCGGCCAGTGAGCGTCCGCGTCGCCGAAGACCGCTCCATGGCGGTTCGGCCCGGTCAGCTCGTCCGCACAGCGTGGGTGGACATCGATCTCTGCCGTCTCGGCAACCGCGCGCAGATGAGTCCCGAAGCTGTCGAGAAGAAGTTCCGCCGCCTGCTCAACCTTGGTGACTGCGCCCCCTGGCCCCCTGTCGTCGGGCATTGGGCAGGTGAGCGCTTCACCATCTGCGACGGTCGCCATGACTACCTGGCCAGTCTCATGATTGGCCGAGACAAGATCTTCGTCTGCTGGCTGGAGGAGGCGACATGCTGAGCATCTCCGCCACGGCCGACGTCGCTGCTGCGCGCCGCATGCTCGGCAATGCCACAAGGCAGCTACCCTTCGTCACTGCCATGGCGCTGACGAGCGTGGTGAAGCAGGCGCAGGCGGCCGAGAAGCAGGCGCTGCCCTCCGTGTTCGACAAGCCGACGCCCTTCACGCTGCGCGGCATCGCCGTCCAGACGGCGAGCAAGGACAGGCCGACAGCGGCTGTCTATGTGCGGCCCCAGCAGGCAGCCGCAGGCCTGCTCCTTCAGGAGACGGGCGGCACCAGGACGCCACCGAAGCGGGCGCTGGTGCAGCCCGTGCAGGCCCGGCTCAACCAGTACGGCAACCTGCCTCGGCGCGGGCTGAAGAACCTACTCGCACGCCCCGACGTGTTCGTCGGCACCGTGAAGGGGATCGGAGGTGTCTGGCAGCGCCCCACGCGCGGCAAGCGCCGCGATGGCACGTCGGGCACCAAGGGCAACACGGCGGCAAAGATGAAGGGGCAGCGGACAGGTCTAACCCTGCTGATCGCCTTCGAGGATGACGCCCAGTATCAGCCCAGATTTGGGTTTAAGCCGCGTGCCGTGAAGGCCATCAAGGCAGGGCTGACGCCCGCCTTCCGCCAGGCGCTCGCTCGGGCGCTGAAGACGGCGCGCTGAACCTTCGCTGCACTGCCGAAGTGCGTACAGCCCGTGATGGGCGCAACAAAATGAATGCGTCTGACGCATGGCTCGGGCCATGGGCCGCCGGGTCATGCACCCACCGCACGCGCAACATAATTGCGCGCAACAATGTTTCGTGGGTCCTTCCCTGGGAGCTTCCCGGACGCGGGTATTTCGCACCGCGGTTCTCGCG